TGTTTGCAATGTAAGTGCCATTGTAGTTAATAGTTTGACCACCGCCCATCATGGAAGAAAATTGACCATTTGGAATAACAGTGCCAGCGGTGCGCGGGACAAACAACTCCGGACCACGCTCGCCAACAATAGATGGTTGATTTACAGGCGGGTCACCGCCATCAGCAAATCCAATTAAACCGAATGGGTCAAAACTTCCACCGCCCATGCCGCCACCCATACCACCGCCCAAACCAAATAAACCGCCAATGCCTTTCATCATGCTCATCATGCTTGCTTTGGCTTGAATAACCATCATGTCTTGAATCACGCTTGCTGTAAAGTCTTTAAAACTGAATTTGCCTGTGCGAACAAATCGTTCAACAGCAGATTCCATACTTCCCATCAACGAATTAAATGCTTGCTTTCCAACTTCTAATTGCGTAGGCAAATTTTTAATGTATTCATCAAAACCTTTTTTCACGCCTTGTTGCAAAGTGCCTTCAACTTCAGCGCGTTGCATTTCTAAAATTTCTCTTGTTTGTTCAATTGCTTTTTGACGCAATTCATTGTTTTCTTGCAATGCTCTTGTTTCTTCTTCGGCAGTTATTTTCTGCGCGTTTTTCAACATCTTAATTTGATATTCTTGCTCCGCAAATCGCTGTCTAATTGCAACAACATTTTCAGCATATTGCAATTCATAAGATTTCAAATCTTTGTATTGCGTAGCAACAAGAAACATTTCACGTTCATTGTCTAATTGTCTGTTTTGCGTTCTTTCATTTTCTACATTTGAAAGATGATTGTCTATTAAAATTTGCTTACGATCTTCTTCAATACGCAATATTTTTGCATCGGCATCTAATTCTTTCAATGAAGCTTGATAGCGTTTTTCCGCAACTTTCTCATTGTCTCTTAATATGTCTTCAGTATATTTTCTTCTTTGCTCAAGCAATCGTTTTGCTTTTTCTAATTCTGGATTTACACCTTCTTTTGTTGATCGTCTTGGTGTGTCATCTTCGGGAATTTCAAAAGGTGTAATTCTTTCGCCACCAATACGCTTCCTTAAATATAAAGGCAAGCGTTCTTGAATCATGCCGGGTAAAAATTTGTTATACGCATCATGTAGCGTATCTTTTAAAGACCGCTGTTTATTTACATATCCGTCTAACAATTCATTTATCTTTGTTAACGCTGGCGCAAGCGTTTCAGTGAATGACATTGCTGTGTTATGTGCTTGCTTGCCCAGCAAATCATAAAATTTGCCAGCTTCTTGAATGCCTTTTATTTGCAGTTCCGTAACTTTATTGGTAGCCGCCATTCCATCGGAAAAATCAAGCATATCAACGCCTTTGGCTGATTTACCAAACATTTCCATTGCCATAGCGTTGCGAGTAATTGCGTCAGCTTGTCTGCTTAATCCTTCTGTTGTTTTTGCAAGCAACGTATCCATTGACATACTGCCAATGTCTTTTAATGAAATACCTAATTTTTTAAATGTATTTTGCGCCTCAAAAGAACCGCCAGCCGCTTTATCAACAAAAGCGGTAAACGATGACATAAATTTTGATGCGTTTTCTGCTTCGCCACCTGACTGATTCAAAGCCAGTTTCATTTTGACGATTGTGTCTATGGCGACTTCATTGGCTTTGGCTGTTTCATAAATATCATCGGCATATTGCAATGCGGCAACAGACATAGCTGTTAAAGCAAGTGCCGCGCCTTTTCCTGCTGTAACGGCTTTATCAACAAATTGATCTAACTTGCGGTTTGCGCCCTCTAAACCTTTGCTAAATTCTGCCGTGTCTAAGCCAAGAACAACGCCTAACCGCCCAATCATGTTAGCCATTTTTTACCCCAAATTTATTTGCATCGAACCCCGGTGCTTGACTCATGAACGCCAAAAGTTGCTCATTTGCTTGTTGTCGCTTTTCTTCTTCTGTCAATGGCGGGTAAATGTAATCATACGCTTTGCCAATAATGTTGACCAGTTTATAAGGCGCGGCATTGTTTGACCTCATGTAATTAAAAACGCCATTTGTTAAGCCGCCAAGAACTTCAATTAAGCCCCGATTGCCTATCATGCCGTCAGCATACATTGTCTGTAATTGCGCCATTGTTATGTCATCCAACTCCGCTATCGTTTCATGTGTATGCCCATTGAAAATCATCGCGGTGATGACTTGACTTTTCAATGAGCCAATCAGTTTCCCCGAATTTCCTTGTATGTTGGGCTAATAGCTTCTGATATTTTTTCTACCAATTGCATTTGCACCGACAAAGGAAATTCATTGTTAATTTCTTCATAAGTTAAATCTGCAAGTGAATCTTCTGGATTCTCAGGCACTAATAACTTAATAAATTCTGTGATTTTTATTTCTGTTTGAAGTTTTAATTTTGCAGATTGACGCAATGACCTTTCGCCGACAAGCACATCGTCATCCGTAAAAACAAAATCACTTTCCATTTCTTTGTATTGCATGATAGGCTCGACCAATTCCTGATAAACCTTTTCAACATCATCAGAATTTGGATTGTTAATCTTTTCAAATATTTCATCTGTTTCATGCACAAATGGCACACGCACTTTAAAGATGTGTCCACCTAAATCAAATGTTCGCGTAAAAATTTTATCTTTGTTTGCTTCGTATTTTTTGCCTAGTGCGCTTGCAAGTTTTGTCATGTTATCTCCTGTACTGTTCTATCCGTCTGCCTAAAATTTCGCCTAGTTTTTTAACTGTGTCTTGCGACAAACTTTCCAAAGCTGGTCGCAAATATGGATGCGCTGGGTTTCTACTACTTCCAAATTCTTGAGCCATAGCCCTTGCATCACTTTTAAAGCCCATGAATGCCGCCGCTTGTTCTGCGGTTGCACCCATTTTAATCAGCCGTTTTCTTGCCTTGATTAAGCCGCGACCTTCACTCATTGCGGCAAGTTTTTTGCCTGATGCAGTGGTGACAGATGCAATCACAGTGTCTGTTTGAGTAACGTATTTACTGCGTCTATCGCGTTTGGTTGGTCGTCTTGCTTCAATAATCAAACTCAATTTAAGCGCATTTGTATCTTCTGGCGCATTTGACTGTGCGCGACTTAATACAGGTTTCATTGCTTCGCGCACTGATGGAATTAGAATTTTGCTTCGTGCAGTCTTGTCGCCAATTTCAGCCGCAAGGCTTTCAAATGCGCTATAAACTTCGCCAATGCCTTCTAATTTGACTGTGACTCCCATTTCACAATCTCCAAGCACCGGGCTTAATCAAACGATGAAACAATATTTCGTTTACTTCTTTGGCATATTGCACCACTTCTTCGGGAGTCATTTTGTCAGCGTGACGTGCGGCAATCTCATGCGCGAGACTTACCGCAGTCATTTTTTGCTGAGTAAAACCAAACCAATCCTTACGATTTTCTGATTGATTCACCAGAAAACTTAATAAATCTGCCGTGTTTTGTATTGTCGTGTCTGTCATGTTTATTCTGTTGGTTCAGATGGTTCGATTTGTGTGATAACAGGGTTGTATCTTGCCAATACAGTCAAACAAACAAACTCTATTGTGTCTGGCTTTGCCTTGGCAAGCGCAGTAGCGACTTCGCTGGCTTTCACTTCCAATCCCTGTGCCACCGCATCTAAGGATTGGAAAGTGGTCGCCAACACTTCAACAGCGTCAGCGACTTTCATTAGGAATTACTCCAGCCGTATTGGTTGCCGCGAGGATGGATGGTGAACACACATTTGGCTTCTGCACCGGGCTGTGCATCAATCTGGAATTGACCAACACGACCATTAAACGCATACGCCACAGTATTCGTTCCATCGTAAGCCGCCACAACATAAGTGCGGTCAACAAGACCAGAATATGCGTCAGCACGAATCAACAGCAAACCAGCATCTGATGGATTCCATGCCGCTGTGATGGTCATGGATGTAGGCGCGGATTGTGTTGGGATTTTGTCGCTTTGTCGTGAACCAGCAACCATGAAGTTAGCCACTGCGTCATCTTGACCAAAAGCGGGTACAGCTTCAATGGTTGCCAAAGCAGTGCCTGATGCGCCTGTACCGCCAGCGGATGTGCCAACAATGGTTGCCACTGATGCTGTCCAAACAGCCAAATTTGCAGTAGTGAAAGGTGCGGCACTTGTCTGCATCCACATTGATGCGACAAAGCCGGGTAGGACTTTTGAGGGTAATGCCATTTTTGTTTCTCCTGATTAAGCGGTGTTTGTCCAGCCGTACTGATTGCCACGCGGATGCAGAGTGAAAATTGCTTTTGCTTCTGCACCGGGTTGCGAATCAATTTGGAACTGTCCCACACGCGCATTAAAGGCGTAATTGACAGTGCCTGTGCCATCAGTTGCTTGAACCACATAAGTGCGGTCTACCAAGCCACTGTATGCGTCACCGCGAACCAACAACAAAATTGAATCGCTTGGATTCCAAGCCACAGTAATTGTCAATGAAGTAGGTGCGCTTTGAGTTGGAATCTTGTCTGATTGTCTTGAACCAGCCACCATGAAATTGGCGACTGCATCGTCTTGACCAAACGCTGGCACTGCCTCCACTTGCAACAAGTTGCCGCTGATAGTAAGCGGAGAAACGCTTGCAATCAACGAAAGCTGTGCAGTGGTCAATGGTGTTGGTGTTGCGCTTGGTTGCACATACAGCGAGGCGGTAAAGCCGGGTAAAACTTTCGTTGGTAAAGGCATTTCGTTTCCTTCCGAATGGTTGCTGAACTTGTCTTATTTTTTCATGTTGGAATGTCAAGCGTACAGTCTAAAAAGACTTGCCCCAATTTGTCCTCATTATCGTAGCTGTTGTAAAGCCATTGCACATCTGCTTTGGCAATCCAAAAGCCATTGGTTGCACCGCCAAACAAACCACTATATCCATGCAAGGATTGTAGTATTTGATTGGAAATTGTGAAACCATCTTCTATGACTTGCGTAAAAATACTGATTTGAAAAACTGGGCGGTCAATGCTTTTATTGCTTTGAGTTTGTCCAGTAAAAACTTCTTGGTGAACATTTCTTAACATCCA